GTCGCTGGATCGTGCTTGACCCAGTGTTCATGGAAGTATTGAAGGACGAAGATTCTCGTCTGTTCAACGCTGATTTTGGTGGTTCTGGTCTGCAAAATGGTCAGATTGCTACTCAAATCCACGGCTTCCAAGTTTATCAGTCTAACAACTTGCCTTCAGTTGGTACTGGTCCATCATTCGCTGGTGCGAACAGTTCAACCAACTACGGTGTGATTGTTGCTGGTCACTCTTCTGCTGTTGCTACTGCAGAACAGATCAACAAGACTGAAACTTACCGTGATCCTGATAGCTTTGCCGACATTGTTCGGGGAATGCATTTGTATGGTCGCAAGATTCTCCGTCCAGAGGCTCTTGTCAACGCCATTTACCACTTAGCGTAAAGGAGATTAAATCATGGCTTTAGGTGATAATACTCTTCAGGCCGCACGTGGTAATTCACAGCGTGGTCGTAACCCATACTTTGTGTCAACAATTGTAGACATTGCAACAGCATTGTCAGACAAGGGTTCTGCTCTTGCTGCTGCTGATGTAATTCCTGCAATTGCGGTTCCAAAAGGTACTTGCATTTTGAATGCAGGTATCGAAGTTGATACAGCACAAACTTCTGCTTCTGCTCTGACCCTTGATTTGGGTACAGGCGTAGATGCTGACGTTTTTGTAGATGGCTTTGACGGCACATCTGCAGCAGGTGTTGTAGCACAGAACCCAGCAGTGTACCAGCCAGTAATGGCTGTAGCTGATGACAACATTGACCTGAAGATTGCAACTCTTACAGGCACATTGTCAACAGGTAAGTTCCGTGTTTGGGCAATCCTAATGGATTGTACTGATCCCGGTTCACTGACTGCTGCTGAAGTAGATCGTGACACTCTTGCCTAAATAGTTGAGGGGGCAGGGCAACTTGCCCCTTCACTTTTCTTTTGAGGAACCTTAAATGGCTACAACATTTTTACAATTAGTAAATCAAGTAAACAGACGTTTGAATGAAGTTGAACTAACTTCCGCAAACTTTGCAAGTGCGACAGGTTTTTATGCACATGCAAAGGATGCAGTTAATGCATCTATTAGATATATAAATCAATCTGAATTTGAGTGGCCTTTTAATCACAATACACAGACTACCACACTAACGGCTAATCAGAGCCGTTATTCTTTTCCTGCTGACTGTAAAGTAATTAACTTTGATACTTTTAGAATTAAAGAAAATAGTTCATTAGGTAATTCTACTACACGTATACTGCCTATGACATATGAAGAATACTTAGATAAATTTGTAGCACAAGAATATAACAACACCAGTTTTCAAGGTGTTCCCACCCGTGTAGTACATGCCCCTTCCCTTGAATTTATTTTAACACCAGAACCAAACGCTGCGTATGAGTTAGTGTACGAGTACTTTAACTTTTCATCAGACTTGTCTGCAAACAGCGATACAATAGTAATACCAGATAGGTTTGTTCACGTAATTGTAGACGGTGCTATGCACTATGCATATTTGTTCCGTGGTAATACACAAGACGCATTGGTAATGAAAGAAAAGTTTGATGAAGGCATTAAATATATGCGTTCAATGTTGATTAATCGTACACGGTATGTACGTTCTTATATGATTCCGCAAAACACAGGTGGTGGACTTAGATACGGATATTCTTCGATAACATAGGGGTAATTTATGGCTGACGCATGGAAAACCTATGCCGTTGAGTTTCGTGGTGGTCTTATTAGTAATCTATCACCTTTACAGCAAGGTATTAACGCACCGGGTAGCGCAAGAATACTACGTAACTTTGAACCGTCTGTTGAGGGTGGCTATCGTAGAATTGAGGGCTATGACAAATACGACAGTGATATAATTCCGCCTTATGGCGCACCAAAAGTACACGGCGGTAGTCAAAGCGGCACATCACTTACAATAGCGAATATACATCAAACACCAGTCGCAGGTGATGTGTTAACATTTACAGGTGGTGCAGTAGCAGGTGGATCACAGACAGGTACATCACTAGACGTAGATGGATTAGATGTAGCACCATCCGCAAGCGATACATTTACTATAGCAGGTGACACAACTGTATATACAGTAAGCGCAGCAACGGCTCTTGTCGGTACAGCATCTACGCTTACAATAACACCAACACTAGCAGTTACTCCAGCAGATAATGCTGTTCTTAGTTTTAGATATAGTATAGCCACAGGTGGTGTAAGTTTTTCTGCAAGCGTAAACAGAGCAACATTAACACTTGACCAGACAATGGTGGTTAATCCGTCAGATCAAGATGATGTTACGTTTGTATCTACTGTACTAAACTATTTAGCACTAGGCGTAGCAAGTTGGGAAAGCCAAGCCATTGTTGCTAAAAATGATGACATATATAGTACTACAGGTACTGGCTATACTAAAATAAATGTTCCTAGTTATGGTACGGTATTAGTAAACGGTGGAAGTCAAACAGGTTCATCTTTAGCAGTAGATGGTTTAGACGCTACGCCGCAAGCACAAGACCAGTTTACTATTGCAGGTGTAGACTTAGTATACACAGTTACGGCAGCACCTACAGTTACATCGGGTGCAGCGACCATTAGCATAGACCCGGCACTTAACTCTAGCCCAGCAGACAATGCCGCTATTACGTTTATATCTACCAGTAGAGAAGGTGCCTCACGCACACGATTTGCTAAGTACAACTACGATGGTACACAAAAGATTGCTATAGTTGACGGTGCTAATGCACCAGCCACGTATGATGATAGCACATTTACAGTATTAAATGACGCTCCGGCAGATGTAAAAGGCGCATCTTTTGTAAGTAACTTTAAAAATGCTTTGTTCTTTGGTAAAGGAACTAACCTTAATTTTACTGCACCGTATACAGATAATGACTTTTCAGTAGCCAACGGCGCAGGTGCAATTAATATAGGTTCACCCATTACTGGATTAGAAGTGTTTCGTGACCAGCTAATTATTTTTACTGAAGTATCTATACAAAGATTAGTTGGTAACACTATTGCAGACTTTACATTACAACCAGTAACAAACGACATTGGCTGTATTGAAAGTGACACCATTCAAGAAGTCGGTGGTGACATTATGTTCTTGGCACCTGATGGTCTGCGACTGTTGAGTGCAACAGATAGAATTGGCGACTTTGGATTAGGCGTTGTATCTAAGGCTATACAGGATAACTTAACTACATTTATTTCGGCAAACACAAATTTTTCAAGCTGTGTTATCAGAGAAAAATCACAGTATAGAATATTAGGATACAACAACAATATTACACAAGAGAATGCCCAAGGTATTATTGCTACGCAGTTTGCAGAGCAGGGTGGTGCAAATATGCAGTATGCGGAAACAAGAGGCATACGAGCATATGTAGCAGACAGTAACTACCACTTAAATACAGAAGTCGTGGTCTTTGCTAATAATGATGGCTACTTGTATCAAATGGAGTCGGGAAGTGATTTTGATGGTACAGCAATTACAATTACTTTTGCTACGCCATTTATTCCAATTGAAGATCCACGTGTACGAAAAACTTTTTACAAGATATTTTTGTACACAGACCCGCAAGGTAGTGTGGCATTTGATTTAAGTCTAAAGCTAGATTTTGACGAATCTGGCATAATACAACCAGCACCTATTAACATTCAAAACACACAAGGTACTGTTGGTTTCTTCGGACAAGGCACATTTGGTGTAACATCATATGGAGCCAAGCTAGTTAAACTATTTGAAAGTCAAGTTGTTGGTTCAGGATTTGCAGTTTCATTCTTGTTTGATTCTGCTACAGAGGCACCGCCGTTTTCCCTTGACGCATTAACGGTAGAGTATGCCACTAACTCAAGAAGGTAAAAACTATGGGAACAGGATACACTAGAAACGATACAGCTAATAATATTGCTGACGGTAACGTAATTAACGCTGCTGACTTTGATGGCGAATATGATGCCATTGAAGCAGCCTTTAATGCTACCACAGGACATACGCACGATGGTACTGCTGCAGAAGGTGGGCCAATTACGGTGGTTGGTCCTGTGCAAGATGTGGTTGTGTCGTCTACAGAAATGCGTCCTAAGACGACTAACACACTAGACCTTGGTACATCTTCTCTTGAGTATAAAGACCTTCACCTTGCTGGTACAGCTAATCTTGTAAATGTGACTACTACTGGCGATGTTACTCTTACAGGCGCAGCTAATAACGTAGTATTTGATGCCAGCGATAATGCACTGGAGTTTGCGGATAGTGCTAAAGGTGTGTTTGGTACAGGCAATGATTTGCAGCTATACCACGATGGAACAAATAGTTATATTGAAAATAATACTGGCGAACTTTTTGTACAAGGTGATGGCATTACACTTCGTAGTGACACAGGTACAGAAACTTATATTGCAGCAGATGTAAATGGTGCAGTAGAATTATATTATGATAACAGCAAGAAATTTGAAACAACATCAACGGGTGTTGCAATTACAGGTAGTCTTGCACTAGATGGTATACATCTTGACGATACTGAAAAAGCTACATTTGGTAATAGTGTTGCACCCGATTTAGAAATATACCATGATGCTACTAATAGCTACATTGAAAACAACACAGGTGAATTATATGTTCAGGGCGATAACATTACTTTGCGTAGTGACACAGGAACTGAACAGTTTATTGCTATGGACGTTAATGGTGCGGTAGAAATATACCATGACAATGTAAAGAAATTTGATACGGACGCAGACGGTATAAATGTAACTGGGCAGATTGATGTTAGCACAGATGTTAATATTACTGGTGACTTAGATGTTGGTGATGATGTTACGTTATCATCAGATGGTGCTATAATTAATTTTGGTGCAGCCCCTACTGATGTAACACTTACCCACGTAGCAGATACTGGTCTTACACTTAATGTAGAAAACTCTACCACCAATGCTGTTACTGACGTTCTTAAACTGCAAGCACAAAGCAGTGGTACACCTGCTGTGGGCATTGGTACTGGTATTGAGTTCTCTACAGAAACTGCTTCAGGAACGCTTGAAACAGGCGGTGTAGTTGAATCTGTAACTACTGGATTAACTCCGGGTTCTGAAGAATTTGACCTCATATTTAAAACCATGTCATCTGGTGCTGCTGCTGCAGAACGCTTGAAGTTAAATGCTTCTGGTGCTACCGTTGGTAATGTTAATGTAAATGGTAACACGGTTAGTAGTACAGACACCAATGGTGATATTAACCTGTCACCAAATGGAACTGGTACAGTTGTAATTAACACAGACCTTGATGTTGATAACATTAACATTAATGGTAACGCTATTACAAGCACGGATGCTAACGGCAATATTGCCCTTACACCAAACGGAACTGGTGAAGTTGATATTAGCAAAGTCGACATTGACAGCGGTGCTATTGATGGTATCACATTAGGTACAAACAGCCCGGTTACTGAAGCACAGATAGATAACATCAACATCAACGGTAATGCTATCACATCAACAGATACAAACGGCAACATTACACTGACACCAGATGGTACAGGTGAAGTTGATATTAGCAAGGTTGACATTGATAGTGGTGCTATTGATGGTGTAACCATTGGTACAAATAGTGCTGTAACCGATTTACGTGTAGATAATATTCAAATTGATGGAAACACAATATCAAGCACAGACCTCAATGGTAATGTTACTATTACGCCTAACGGAACAGGTGATGTTAACGTAGGTGTGTTTACTTTTGACGCAGATCAAAGTGTAGGCGTAGGTCAAGATAATTATGTGTTGACATATGATAATACTGGTGGTAAAATACAACTTGAAGCATTACCGGGAACAAGTATATCAAGTGACACATCACCTGCTTTGGGTGGTACACTTACTGCTGATGGCTTTAACATTGAGTTTGATGACAGTGGTGCAGCAACAGATGACCGCTTGCGGTTTGGTACAGGTAATGATTTAGAAATTTATCACAATGGTACAGACAGTATTATTGATAATGCTACGAGTGAAGGTAGTATCAAAATACAAGATACTTCGTCTACTGTAGTAGAGATTGATGCTGCAGGTGTAACGGTAACAGGACGTGCTTTAAGTTCAGATGGAACTGACGCTATAACAACCGACTCACCAAGTGCCAATGTCATCACTTTTGATTTGACTGACAACACCAATTTCCAAGCTACCACAACAGGTGATGATGAACTTACCTTTAGCAATACTGTAGCTGGTCAATCAGGCAATATCTTCTTAACTACTGGTGGTGGCACAATCAGTGCTAACGCTATGGTAGCTATTAACGCAGATGCCTTAACAGCATTAGCTACTGCTGGCGTATATCACCTAGCATACTTTGTAAAAGCTGCAACAGGTGACAATAGAGTTTTGGTTTCTGTATCAGGGGCATTAACATAAGATGAGCATTCTTCAAGCTAACGGTGCTGGACTAGGCGGTGCTGGTGATCCCGGTGGCGCACTTGCTGGTGGTGCGCTTTTAGGTAGTTATGCTATTAATCAATCCTTGAGATTTGATGGTAGTACTTCATACCTAGAATTTACACCAAGCAGTGCTGCTACGGATAGTAGCAAGATGACCTTTTCAACGTGGGTTAAAACGTGGGGTTCTGGGATAGGTGATGGGTATATCTTGTCTGCTGGCTCTAGTTACATTGATGGCGTTGGATATCAAAGCCTAAATAACTTTACATTTGCTCGTAATGGTACAACAGCAGTTACTGGTAACGCCGTTAGGCGTGACCCATCAGCTTGGTATCATCTATATGTAACTTATGATGCAGACGGAGAGTCTAAAGTTAAAATTTATGTTAATGGTGAATTAGACAATGAAGCCTCACAATCAACAGATTTAGGTAAACTTGGTGTTAATGGTCAATTACAAAGAATTGTCCGTAAATCAAATGCATCCACATATTTAGACTTATATCTTGCCGAAGCACATTTTATAGACGGTTCAATTGTACCTATTAGCACTTTTGCTGAAACAATAGATGGAGTGTGGGTTCCTAAAGAAACATCGGGAATTACTTACGGCAACAACGGTTGGTATCTTCCATTTACACAAGATGTTACAGGTGGAAATAGTATAAACTTTGGAACAGCCCGTACTGCTGCAGTTACTTATTCGGATGCCGCCTCTTTTGTCATTGGTGCATCAGATGATTTTACTATTGAGTTCTTTTTCAAGACACAAGATGTAGGTGCTAACTACGGTAATTTTATGGGTGATTATGCAACAAGTTATCACTTAATTGGTTATGATTTTAGAAGTTCAACTAGAAATATTTATTTTTACTCAGGTAATGGGCAATCATTAGCTTGGGCTGTAGCTGGTAACGTTACTTTATCTAACGGCACTTGGCATCATATGGTATTTCAAAGAGATGGCACAACATTAAGAGCATATATTGATGGTACAAGGTTAACGTCTATTTCAAATGTATCTTCTAGCTGGACTTTATCAGATGGAAAGGCAACAAATTTTAACAAAGCCTATAGTTCAAACGATACTATTTTAGGCGATCCACATGGGCAAGGTATGAGTGGGTCACTAAGCAATGTTAGATATGTTATTGGCAACACTGTTTATGCTGATGACGATAATAACATTACTGTTCCAACAACAACTTTAACAGCAGTTACTGGCACTAAATTATTAACTGCTGTAAATGCTACACTTGGCGATGACATCAGCACCGAAAATAATGATGGTACTACAAGTGGTTCTCCAACTTTAAGTTATGATAGCCCATTTACGACTAGCAATTTTTATGATGATGCGTCTGGTAATGGAAATCACTGGACTGCATATAATTTAGATGAAAATGATGTCGTGCCGGATAGCCCGACTAATAATTTTCCAACAATAAATTCAGTTTTCCCACACGCTAATATGACTTTTAGCGAAGGAAATTTGCGGCATACAACATCAACAAATAATAGAGGTGTTGTTGCCAACATTCTTTTGCCTAAGTCTGGTAAGTGGTATTGGGAGCATTGGTCAAAATCTTTTAACTACTCAACTGATAACGAATTGCACGCTGTAGGCATCAATGTACCGACTGTTGATATAGATGGAAGCAGGGGTGGTTGGGATACTGGTGTAACTCTTTCGTCCAGAAATGGTCAAAAGAATGTTGAAGGAACTAGAACAGCATACGATTCTATAACAGGCTGGGCTGAAAATGAAGGATGTGGAGTTGTATTTGATGCAGATGCTGGAACTATTGCTTGGACAGTAAATGGCGGCTCATTAGGTAGTGCAGTAACTATACCGTCTGGAACAGATATTGATTGGATACCATTTGTCGGTATGGGCGGCGGCACTTCAAGTGAAGTGGGATTTTTTAACTTTGGGCAAGATGGCACATTCGCTGGCGAAACAACATCTGGTGGATATTCAGATGCAAATGGCTATGGTGATTTCAAATGGCAACCGCCAACAGGTGCATTAGCCTTATGCACAGCCAACCTTCCAGATTCAATTATTGGCCCCAACAAAAGTGAACAAGCTGACGATTACTTTGAAACTATACTTTACACAGGCAACGGTGCAACACAACACATTGGTTCAGGTGGCGCACAACATCCTATAGATGTTACTACTATTGCTAATGGTCTTCTATTTGATAGAGCAGGTGAACACGAATTAGCTAGAACATTTGGTTCAGGTGGCAATAGACGAAAGTGGACATTTAGCACTTGGATGAAACGAACTGATCTTTTAGCAAGTGGAAATGATCATTATATATTTGGTACAAATACAGGTGCTGCCGATAGCACTTTTATGATGTTAGTTTGGAGAGCAACGGATGCTTTAACAGTTACTGGTCAATCAACATTGTGGTTAAAGTCTAATAAATCTTTTCAAAGTGTCAGTGATTGGTATCATATTGTATGGGTGTTAGATACAGACAATGCAACTGATGCTGAAAAAATGCGTTTATACGTAGACGGTACAGAAATAACATCGTTTGCTACTGACAACAGATTATCTTTATCTGGAGATCAAGCAGTAAATGCGGCTGTTGAACATAATCTTGGTGTGCATCCTTCTGCAACAGGGTATGGGCTAGATGCATACTTAGCAGATACTATTTTTGTAGATGGACAAGCATATGGTCCAGAAGAATTTGGACAAGTAGGGTCTAACGGGTATTGGATACCTAAAGCGTATAGTGGAACATATGGTAGTACAGGTTTTAGATTAACATATGAAGGAACAGGAACGGCTACCACAGCGGATGGTACAACAGCGCAAACAAATATTGGTGATGATCAATCGGGATCAGGAAGAAATTTTGGTATTATAGGTAGCACAATTGATTCACACGATGTAAAAACAGATAGCCCTACACAGAACTTT